ATGCACAATATGAAATAGCAAAAAGTGATAACAAATATCAAAGTGTATATGTTGTATTAGATGAAGAACAAGAGTTAATTGAAGAAATAGAAAGATTAAATAATATCATTAAAACAAAAGATGAAGGTTTTAAAGCAAGTATAGAAGAATTAACTGATTATGCTAATAGAATAGATAAAGCAATAGAAGTATTAAAATTACGTAATAGTAAATGTGCTAAAGAAGTTATAGATATTTTAGAAGGTGAATAATATGCTAAAGTGGAATAGATACAAAAATTTTGTTGTATTAAGAACATATGGTTTTTATTTAGATCCAACTAGAAAATATTATTATAAAAAGTTAAATGATGATTCAGAGATATCAGTATATTGTTTATCAGATGATTTATTTAATATGTATGATGTTATTATTGAATCAACATCTGGAACGATTATTTATGAACTAGATATATTATATGAATTAATAAAGAAAGGTTACGTGATAAAATGTTAAAATTTATAATAGGTTTATTTATAGGTTTATTCTTAGGAATTGTATTAATGTGTATATTACAAATAGGAAAGGGTGAATAAATATGATGACAATATATGATACTATTATATTAGTAACATTAATATTAGTAGTAGGATTTTTATGTTTTTACTATCTACATATCAATAATAGAAATAGGTGATATTATGGAATTTAAAGAAAGATTAACAGCTCCTAAAAAAGATAATAAATATTATTATAGTAAATTAAATTTTGATTATCCACATCTAGTGGATCAATGTACTTGGTATTCTTGGGGTAGATTAATGGAACTTGGAATACCATATGAAGAAATGATAAAAAATATTCCAAGAAGTAATGCTGAAAATTGGTACACTGATTCTAAATTTGAAAAAAGAACATTTCCATCATCTGGAGATGTTTTATGCTATAGTTCAGGAAAAATTCATGATAAAAAAGATGGAATGGGACATGTTGCTATAGTTGAACATGTTTATCCAGATTTAACAATCTTGATATCTGAATCAGGTGCAAATATGAAGTTTAAAACAAGAAAAGTAAAACCACCATATAAATATTATTTAAAGTCAAAAGTAGATCATAAATTAGATGGTTTTATTCATTCACTTGAATATACTAATGTTTATGAATGGACAAAGGGTGATTATACTGTAATAAATAATAAGTATTTAAGAAGTACACCAGAAGTTAATAATCATAATAAAGTTGAATGGAAAAACTTGACAAGTAATGCAAAGACAAAGACATATCCAGACAATGGTTATGCAAGATACAAAAAAGGTGCTATAATTAATATAAAGGAATTCACAGCTGATAAAAAAGGTAATATATGGGGAAGAACTAATCAACTGTGGTTATGTGTTCAAGATAGATCTGGATATCAGGTGAATAAAATCCTTTAATTAATGAAAGGAAGGGCATTATGGAAAATATTATAAAATTAGTTGTTGATAATGGTGTAGCAGTGGCTTGTTTTGTAGCTTTTATCTATTTTATATTTGTAGATAAAAAAGAAAGTAATTTATTATTCCAAAATAATAATGAAATATTAAGAAAAGTAAATGATACACTAATTGAAATAAAAATGAATTTGCAGCAATTAAATGATCGTGTGGCTATTTTAGAAAATAAGAAAAAGGAAGATAAATAATGGCTGTTCAAAATGTAAGGAATATTGCTCCTTTTTTAAATATTGTATTTACAGTAACATCTAAATGGTGGACAGTAAGAACTAATCCAGTAACAGGTAAAATTCAAATACATAGGGGTTTAGATATTCGTACACAGGGTGGAAATAATGAACCTATCTATTCAATGTTATCTGGTGTAGTAAATGATAAAGGATACACTACTACAGCTGGTAATTATATTATTATTGCCGATAATAATCCATCATCATCTACATATGGTTATGCAACTAGATTTTTACATATGCAATATCCAACAGATTTAAATATAAATGATCCTGTTATAGTAGGTCAATTAGTAGGATATGAAGGTGATACAGGTGAAGCTACAGGTGTACATTTACATATTGAAATGCAAGATATATCTAGATTCAACTGGTCTTGGCATTTTTCTTATACAAAAAGTGATTATTTAGATCCAACTGTTTTTATGGGAATTGATAATATCCGATTAACACAATGGATATATGATGGTTCACCATCACCTACACCACCAGAAAGAAGAAGTTATAAAAAATTTCCATGGGTTCTATATGCTGATAAATTACGAAAACGTAGAATCTTGACAAAATAAATAAATATATATTATATTAAAGGAGGAATGATATCCATGAAAGAAGAAGATTTAACTAAACTAACAGAAAGTATTAAAGAAAAGTTAGGTGAAGAGAGTTCAGCACTCATTGCTGATGATTTAGGTATTTTATATACAAACAATAAAGAAGTTGTAAATAAAATGTCTGAACAAGAAAAAGAAATTGCACGTTTAAAAGATACAAACGAAAAGTTAGTTTTAGCTAATGGTTCATTATTACAACAAGTTCCAATGGGTAAAAGTGAACCAGAAAAGCAAGAAGAATCAACTAAAAAGAAATCATTCGATTTTTCAGAAGTGTTTGATAGTCATGGTAATTTCAAACATTAAAATTTTTAGAAGGGAAGAAAAGATATATGAATAACAATTCATTAAAGCAAAGTTTAAATGCAATCAGAGAAATATCATCAGACATCTATCATGAATATGTTCCTGTTATTGATGATTCTACTGATATATCAGCATTTGCCGAAGCAATTCTTAACTATCCTGTAGTATATAATGAATTTTGTAATGTATTAGTTAATAAATTAGTTTATCAACAATTTGAAGCTAAAACATTTAATAATCCATTACGTGTATTAGATGGTGATAGAATTCCTTTAGGATATGCTGGTGAAGAAGGATATGTTAATCCTGCTAAAGCTCGTGGTTTTAATGTTAATGATTTTGCTGGTTTACTAGTAAAATATGAAGCTGATGTTAAAATCCAATATCAAACAGTTAATGCAGATCTACAATATGCTGTAACTGTTTCAAGAACTCAATTACGTAAAGCAATGACTAGTTGGGGAAATCTAGAAGAATTTATTACTTCTTTATCTAACTCATTATACAATGGTGCATACATTGATATGTTTAAGTTTACAAAGAATATTATGGCTGGTGCTTACAAAGATAATAAAGCTGTTATCCAAACAGTTACAGCTGTTTCATCAGAAGATACAGCTAAAGCTTTCACAGAAAAAGCTAGAGAATTATTCTTAAATTTCCAATTACCATCTACAGCATATAATGCTTGGACTAAAAATGATGGATCAGGTAGACCTATTACAACATGGTGTAATCCAGAAGATATTGTTATCGTAGTTAGAAATGATGTACGTGCTAAATTAGATGTACAACAATTAGCTGGTGCTTTCAATATTGAATATGCTGATTTACTTGGAAGAGTAATTACAGTTGATAACTTTGATGTTTATGATGATGATGGCGTTAAAGTATTTGATGGTTCTGCTCTTGTTGGTGGTATTTTCGATAGATCTTGGTTCAGAATTAAAACTCAAGATATGTTTATGGAAAATTTCTATAATCCAAACAACAGAACAATGCAATATTTCTTAAATGTTATCAGAATGTATAACTTCAGTTTATTTGCTAATGGTGTATTATTTGCTACAGCTGAACCATCAGTTGCAACAACTAAAATTGAATTCCAAGAATCTGCTCCAAGTGTAGCAGCTGAAGGTGAAATCTTATTACATATTAAGACTACACCATTCACAGCTAATGATACAATTACATTCTCAAGTGGAACAGTTGGTAAAGCTACTGTTACAAAAGTTGATAATCGTACTGTAAAAGTTACTGGTGTAGCTTCTGGTACAAGTGTTATTACAGCAACAAACGGAACTGTTTCTGGAACTGTTACTGTTACTGTAACTAGTGCTTAGTTATAAACTAATTCACCTTAGTTTAGGGGAAGGGGATATTTCCCCTTCCTTATTTTATTATAGAAAGGAAGTGCAATATGGCGGTAACACCTGACACAGTTATACGTTTAGTTAAAAGTAATTTAGATCTAGATGAAAATAATCAAATTAATTTTGCAAGTGCTACAGATCAATTTAATTATTTTGATAGTTTACCTAGAGTTATAACTACAAATGCAAGTTATCAACGAAAAGACAATTATATTAGATATCCAGCTCATATTGATTCAATAATTGAATATAATTATGTAATGTATAAAAATACACATTATACTGATAGATGGTTTTATGCTTATATAACAAAGATGGAATATGAAAATGATAATTGTACACGTATATATATTAAAACTGATGTATTTCAAACGTGGCAATTTGATTTAATTTATAAAAGATCATTTGTTGAACGTGAACATGTAAATTCTGATACAGTTGGTGAACATACTGTTCCAGAAGATTTAGAAACAGGCGATTATATAATTAATGCTGTTGATTCAATATTGGCTGATAGTGGTTATTATACAGTTATATCTACAGCTCCATTACATGATGTTCCTGGTGATTTTTATAGACCTAGTACAACAGTTTATAATGATGTATTTTCTGGAAATGATTATTATACATTTAGTAGTACAGATAATGCTTATAAATTTATAAAAATGGTAGACGCTATAGCTCAAAATGATTCAATTAATAGTGTATTCATGATTCCATCTACATTGTATAATAATTTAACAAAATCAAAACAATCATATCCAGGTGGTACATCAGGCGGAATTACTATTGAAGCTTTTGATTATTTTGTTGTAACAGGTACAACAATTATAAATTTAGTTAATCAACAAGCTGTTACTATGCAAACAACATTGAATGGATATACACCAAAAAATAATAAATTAAAATGTTATCCTTATAATTTCTTGGAAGTAACAAATAATTCAGGTAGTAGTGTAATATATAAATATGAACAGTTTGTTAGTAATTCACCAAAATTTAATGTAGATGGTGCAATTACACCAGGTTGTAGTATACATTTATATCCAGTTAATTATAATAAAATTAATGATACAACATTAAATCAAACAGGTATTAAATACGGTTGGAATGATGGTATAAATGCTGGTAAATATCCTATAGGTTCATGGAATTGTGATGCATATACAAACTGGCTAACACAAAATGGTATTAACATTGAAGCAAGTGCAATTACTACAGGTATAAATGCTGGTTTATCTATAGCTTCAGGAAATCCAGTTGCTATTGTAGGTGGAATTGCTAATATAGCTAAAGCAGTTGGTGAAATAAGAAGTCATGAACTATCACCAAATCAAAGTAAAGGAAATATTAACTCTGGTGATTGTACATATGCACATAGAAATTTATTATTTCAAGTTAATAAAAAATCAATTAGAAGTGAATATGCTAGAATTATTGACAATTTCTTCTCAATGTATGGATATAAAGTTAATACATTAAAAGTACCAAACATAACAGGTAGAACAAACTGGAATTATGTAAAACTAATTAATCCAAATATCGAAGGATATATACCACAGGAAGATCTACAAGAAATAAAAAGAATGTTTAGTAATGGTATAACTATATGGCATAAAACAGCATACTTTTTAGATTATTCACAAAGCAATAATATTGCTTAGAAAGGAATGGAAATATGGCAAAGAAAAATTCACAATTTTTTGATTCATTATATTTAAATGATTCAACATATATTGATTATTTAGAACGTATGACAAAGATATGTTTATCAATGTTTGAATGGATAAACTTACCTTCTTCAATGGATTCTAGATTTCTAGAAAGAACATTGTTTTTTGAAGGAAGAGCTAGTTTACTTTATGATGATAAATACGGATTCATAAATACTAAATGTGCTGATGGTGGATATTTAAATATATATGAATTACCTACACAATTACATTGTTATTCACAACAATATTCAGCTGATAGACTTGTATATTCTGGTTTACCTACTGATGTATTAACAGATCAATGTGTACTAGTTTTAAATAACTGGGAAAGAATTCCAACAAATAACACTATTCAATTATTTGCTTATAGAATGTACTTAGCACAAAGATCATGTGATGTAAATGTAATGGCTACTCGTACACCAGTTTTAATATTAGGAACTGAAAAACAAAAATTAACACTTGAAAATCTTTATAATAAATATGATGGAAATCAACCATTTATATTCGGTGATAAAGATATAATCAGTAATGATATGATGAAAGCAATAAATACACAAGCTCCATATGTTGCTGATAAATTATGTGAATATAAAAAAGAAATATGGAATGAATTCTTAACATTTATTGGTGTTAATAATATAGATGTAGAAAAGAAAGAAAGATTAATATCAGGAGAATCTAATTCTAATAATGAAGTTATTAATCTAAATTTACAATCTTATTTAGCACCACGTAAAAAAGCATGTGAACAATTCAATGAATTATTCGGTCTTACGGGAGATAAGAAAATAGATGTTCGTGTTAGATCTGATTTATTTAATACAATAAAGATGGAAGAATCAATTATTACTGATTATAATAATAATGGTGTTGATGATACTATGGAAGAAGGTGTTATCAATGGCTAAATATACTACTACATTTAAAAACTTAATTGATATGGGTATTAAAACTCGTGCCCAATTAGAAGATATGTTTAAAGACTATGAACTATCTGACTTTTTAACAGCTGATGAAATAGAAGTAATTGAAAATCGTGGTACTTGGGATAAATCAAAGTTAGCTAGTAAAATAGTAGATCATTATTACTTTAGAGAAATAGGTTTTGAAACTATTGAAAAGTTTAGATACTATACACGTATAACTATGAAGGAAATAATGGAATCAAAGTTACCACTTATTTATTCAGCTAGTATTAAATATGATCCACTTGTTAATGTAGATTATACTGAAAGTTTCAATAGAAACTTAGGTACTTCACATAGTAATTCATCATCTGGTTCTGGTGTAGTTATTTCATCTGATACACCACAAACGAATATTAGCAAAGCAAATATACTAGCTGGTAATTATGCTAGTAACGCAAGTGCTACAGAACAAGAAGCTAGTGGATCAGATACAACACAAACAGGTGAAAATTATCAAAAAACTGTTCGTGGTAATTCAGGTGTTAGTGCTACAGCTCAAAAGATGGTAGAACAATATCGTAACAATATACGTGCTATTGATTATGAAATAATACTTGAATTAAATGACTTATTTATGGGCTTATTTTAGAAAGGAATGATATTATGCCTACAGAAACAATACAAAAATTAACATTTAAAAATATAATAATGACAATCGGTAATTTACCATCTTCATATGTTGAATCTTTATCATATTATGAATGTATGTTATGGTTATGTAATTATTTACAAAATACAGTAATACCAGCAATAAATAATAATGGTGAAGCTGTTGAGGAATTACAAGGATTATATGTTGAATTAAAAAATTATGTTGATAATTATTTTACTAATTTAGATATTCAAACAGAAATTAATCAAAAGATAGATGAAATGGTTGCTAATGGAACATTAACACATTTAATTAAAGAATATATAGATCCAATTAACGAATCATTTGAAGATTCAGTTAATAGTACATTAAGTTCGATGCAATCTCAAATATCAAGTATTTCATCAGGATCACCAGCTGGTGTATATGCTACTGTTGCTGATTTAACTTCTGACAATCCAAGCCATTCAAGAACTTATGTAGTTACAGCTGATGGAAAATGGTATTATTATGATACAGATAATTCACAATGGGCAGCTGGTGGTACTTATCAATCAACAGGAATTGCTGAAGGAAGTATAACAGGTAAAGAAACAAACTTTTTAACACAAGTAGATTCAACAAATGTAATTTATCTTGATCCATCAAAATGGTTTACAACAGGAACTAATGGTACAAAAATAATTAATAATGAAGGTGATGGAAATTCAAATTTTACATTTACATGTGTTGATAATATTCTAAATATTACAGCTTATAATAGTGCTGGATATAGTAGATTATCACAATTTATTAATTTAGAACCAAATACAACATATTTTATTCCATTTTTAAATGTAAGTTATAATATTACTGGATTAGATTCAAAAGAAATAAATACAACTGGAACAAATCTCGTTTCAATGGATACTACAAATTATTTAAATGGTAGAACATTTTCATCAGGTCAATATACATACTATATGATATCTTTTTATGGAACTACTAGAACAGAGAATACTGCCGTTTATATTAATGAAGGTTCAAGTGATTTAGGTTTTGAATATCCTATTATTTATAAACATAATGATAAAATAGCAAAAATTGATTATAACGATCTAGATGAACAATTACAATATAAAGTATCATATAATTTAGATCATACTCAATGGTCAGGCAAAAAATGTTCAGTTATAGGTAGTTCATTAACAGCAAATGGTGGCTGGACAGATATTTTAAAATCTACATATAATTTTGATAAAATGTACAATCGTGGTGTAGGAGCTTCAACTATAACTAATTTAAATAATTTAGGATTACCGAATTATTATCCATATTGTTTTGTATATAATGATATAACTCAATATGATGAAAGTAGAGATAGCGTATTTGCTGATTCATCATCAAGTGCTACATATAATTGTCCAGCTTATTATTGTAGCGAAGGAAGAATTAAATTATGCCCTAGTGATAGTGATTTAGTAATAATTGATATTGGTACTAATGACTTTTACAGATGTAGACAATTAGTAGCTGCTGGTACAAAAACATTAGAGCAATTTCTTGGTGAAGATTTAATACAAATAAATTATGCTGATTCACAAACTACACCTACATATGATGATACAACTTTCTGCGGAGCAATGGCTCTTGCTTTCAAACGTATTATGGAACAATGTCCTAATGCAAAAATCATTTGTACAGCTATGCCTTATAATTCTAGCATTGCAACTGATGATATAGAATCATTTAATATATTTAGTGAAATGTATAGATGTATTAAAAAAATGTGCTTTATATTCGGTGTTCCATATGTTGATTCACAAGCTATAATGGGTGTAAATGAATACAACTTATATGAATATATGGAAGATGGTGTACACCCATATAAACCAGAGTATACAACTGAAAAAGGATTAAATGCCTATTATAGAGCTATTGAAAGTGTTGTAAAAGAAACATATCCTATTGAATCAGAATAAAATAAAAGAAGGATTTAATCCTTCTTTTTATTTACCTTAATATTTCAAAATCAATTACTTGTTTAAAATCAGTACCACATAAATCTGATGAATAAAATATATTGTTTTCTCTAAAGGTATTTAATAATCTTTTTAAAGTTATATTATCTATATCTATATTATATATGTTTCTTTGCCAATGTCTATCCAGTTTTACTTCATCTGATATAACTAACATATCATCAGTTATTTCACCTTTATATGGATATATATACCAACAGTATTCTTTTTCATAATCAAATAGATATTCAGCTATAAATTTAAAGTTCTGATATTTAAACATCATTCTAAACATAACTTCATATTCGTTATATGATAATGGTAAATGTGGTTGTGGATCTGATTGCCATGCACCTTTATTTAACATATCTTTATGTGTACCAATTACATGTGAACTTGTTCCAGTAGACTTGCAATATTCCATAGCTAACTTAATTGTTTCTTCTGTACCATCATCATTTAAATGCCCTGTAGGAATTAATTTCGTACGTATAGTACCTTGTTTTTGCTCTGATAGTATATCGTGTAATCCCCACTCTTCAATGTACGGACAAACTCTTGAAATGGTGTTACCAACTAACCATAAACGAGTAGTACCACGTTTACGATCTACTGTAGAATATAAATTCATTAATTTATCTGGTTCATGTGGTAAATAACTACCACGTGCCATAAACTCTTCAAATATCATATTATCAACATCTAGATAAGAAGCTCCAGCATATGTTTGTTCTGTTGAAAGTGATACAACATATCCAATATAATCACCACGTTTTATTTGTGGCTTTTTATCTGGATCATAATTTGATAACCATAATTTACCTTTATATAAACTAATACAATTATATTGACCTTTAGTTAATTTATATATATCTACATCAATAAAATATTGTTCAATCTTTTCTGGTTTTATTTCTTCTTTCCATCTTCTTATTAACATAAATCTTTTACGTTCATTGATTGCTTTTTCCATTGATTCTATATATGGATTAATACCTTTTTTATGTTTTACCTGATATGATTTACCATTACTACGTTCACCATAAATTAAATTTATTTGAGCTTGTTCTTCATCTATATTATCCAGATTGTAATATACTACTTTTGAATTACTCATATATTCACCTTCTTTAATTTTCTCTGATCTACGTATCATATTATTTTACCTACTATAATAAAGGAGTTGAAAGATAAGAAATATTATATTTACTGTTGTCAGCATTATGTACTTTATGATACGTAGATCAGAGAAAATTAATTCTCTTTTTTGTTTAGATCTTCTAATTGTTTAGCTAGTTCAGAATAATCTTTTTGAAATTGTTCGTTTAATAAAGCTTGTTTAGTCATGATATCAACTTTCTTTGAAAGTTTCTTCATATCTTCAGACATTAATAAAACTACATTTTCATCATTTAGAAAATCGTTTAACATAATTGTTTCTTCTTTGTTCATTACTTTCACCTACCTTTAATATATCTGAATTACATATATTTAAAATATCATTTTTAGCCTTTTCTGAGATGTTTCCTTGTTTATATAGGAATAATACATAACTTATAATATTACATATTATTTGCTCTAATTTTTGCTTTTCTGCCGCTATATTGTATTTACTCATTTTAATTTTCTATTAGTGATAACATATGTATTCTTTTTGAATGCGTAATTTTAATTATTCTTTTTCTTAATAAATAATAAGAATCATAATATTCTGTCCATGTTCGATTGGTTGTTTTATCAATCAATGTTAGCTCGTACTTGTACATTTTAGTTCTTCCTTATTTATATATAATTTAGCGAATTCAGATTCAAGTTCTTTACGTACTCTTTTAACATTTTCTTTTTTAGATCTACCTGATATTAAATTGGCATAGTCTATATTTAACTTTTTACATATTTTTGTAATCTGAATACTATTGAATTTTTTAATATATTCTAGATCAGACATATTTATCACTCTACCTTTCTATATAATTATAATACAATTTTATATTGTAGTCAATTATTCTTTGTAAATTGCTCTTCTACTTGAATTATCAGATAATAAACTCATATAATCTTGTGATTTACTTAATACGTAAGTAGTAGGAACTACACAGCACCCTGAAGGATCATCTACTATATAAGTATTATTATCTTTATCAGTTATTTGTACTGGTGGCTGCCCTTCACAATAAAACAACATATTTTTATTTGTTATATCAGATGTAAATACTAAATCATCTTTAAAGTTATTTAAATCACCATTAAGACATTTAGCTCCACTCTTTGGAACACCTGATACAGTTATATGTATTTCTTCTTCACCAGTTTTAGGATTTATTTCTGATACAGCATACTTTTTAGCACCCTGTGTTATAAACTCTTCATAATGTCCATCATCATCAAATAATCCAAGCATACGTTCTTTACCTTTAATATCTTTAGGAGCATATTTATTCATTGGTATTTTTAATACTTCACTTACATATTTTATTCTTTCTTTTACTTTCTCATTATAATTAAATATTACATTTTTATCATATCCAGATATACATTTAATTGAATCAGTATCAGCATATACAACATATGGATCTAACTTCATTATATTAGTAAGTAGATTCCACCTAGCATAAGAAGTTACGAAAACCCCTGTAGCAAAAGACATAAATCCCATTTTTTCTTCGTCAATTAGTTTTTTCTCTATTTCTTCATTAGTTAATGGTGTTTCTTGCCACCCTAACGTATTATCATATGTTACTTCATCGCGTATGTTATTAGTAACTGACATTCCATACAACGAGTTGAACATATTCTTTTGTTTAGTATATTCAAGTGCTTTTTCTGGAATACCTTTATATTTAGTTTTTAATACATATTTATCCAAAACAAAATTTATAAATTGTACTGGTAAATATCTAAGTATCGTATAATAACATTCTAGTATTTCATAATCACATTCATAAGCTTTTCTTATTAGCTTAAAATCAACATCAGTTAAAGTTGTTTCCAGTGATTCAGCTGACATTATTCTACCATTATCATATTTACCTTTATGTATATCTCTACATTTTGAAAATGATAAAAAGTTGTTGTAGTATCTACTTTTAACATTTGTTAATCTTACTACTAATAAATAACCTAAGTTTGGTAATAATTGTTTTTCATCTGTTATTCTACATCTTTTAAATTTAGTTGCTGGAAATTTATGTGTTACTAATACATATGGATAAGATGATGTAAAATCCCACGAATCAACATCTTTAACTATTGTATCAGTATAAATATAATTAGCATGTGTATATCCACCCATAAATGCCTGAATCAACAAATTATAAACATGTGGATCAGTGTTTACTGATTTAGATACTAGTCTTTTATATTTATAATCTCTACGTACTAAATCTTTTAATTCATTACGTACATGTCCTGTTGATGTCATTGGAAGTTTATCCAGATTTTCATATGATTGTAATTCATATCTTATATAATGATATACAACTAGACAATCATTTTCACAGTATTGTAATTCTTGATCTGTTAATTTTGTTTCTGATGTCCTAAGTGGTCTATAATCTAAATCACCAACTAATTTTTTAACTGGTAAATTAAATAATTCTGGTAATCTTTTTAAAGAGCAATTACTCATATAATACGTACATCTAAATTCAACATTAAAATCTTTTAAAGTACATTTCATAACTTTATGTGATTTTCTAGCTGTTACATCTTTTATTTCAAAATGACTTTTTAAATATTGAAATTCAAACGCTAAATTATGTACGAATATTATTTTTCTTTCTGGTATTTTAGTATTTAATATATTAATAAAATCAATTAATTCATACCAATATCTACCATAATACACTTCATCATTAATTCCAAATTGCCATATATACATATTAGATCCAAATTCACATTGTTCTTGTTCTTTTTTATTCAATTCCTGATAATAATCAGCTTGATATATTTGATCTTTGTACTTTATGTATGATGTCGTTTCTATGTCAAAAGAATATATAGTATCATCAAATACTTTTCTTTTGCCAACTAAATTGTATCTATGACCTTTATATTCTTTGTAATATTTCACTATTTCACCTTAATTCTATGAACTACTTTTAACATACTTATTATAAATATTTTTAAATGCTAATCTAGTATCATAATCTAATCCTTCTTCACTGTATGTTCTGATAGTAGATAAGAATTTTCTAATTCCACTACCTTGTTCTTTAGCTTCAACAATAAATGAAAATACTTCTAATGAATCATATGATCCAGATTCAGTAATAGTTTTATAATCAGGACTATTGAATACTTCATATATTTTACTCAATTCATCTTTAGTTAAAGATTCAGCAAATTCTTGATTATCAGTTAATTCTGCTATGTATGTACGTTCATCATCTTCACGTTCTATAATTCCTTTAACAGTTGATGTTTTACTTGATTTAAAATCATTTAAAGATTTTTTAATATATGCTAAATTACTCATTGAATAACTTTTGTTTATCTTAGATACATCTATTCGACCATTGGATATAATATCAATTTGTGGTGTTTCTAATTTATTAAATAATGTTTTACTGGCCCACGTATCAGAATATCCAGCACTCTTTAAAGCACTTAACATTTTATTTATAATATTAGCTTCTTCTCTTATTCTTCTGGAATACTTTACTCTTGGATCAATTTGTACTCTTCGAACATTAGAAGCTGTTCCTGTTGGAAGTGTTACAGTTCTTTTAAATCTTGCAACATTTTGCATTCGTGCCATATTATCACCTACCCTTCTAACATAAATATACTACAATATTACATTGTAATCAAGTGTTTTATGTTATTTACATATATTATTTTTGCTATACTTGACATATCACTATTGTTATATATGCCTTTGGTTCTAGTTCTTTGGTTTAGGTTCTTCTGG